GCATTCAAGCCACCTGAAAGATACACCGTTTCAGAATGGGCAGATAAGTACAGGGTACTGACTAATATATCTGCCGAACCTGGGCGCTGGCGTACAGCACGGACACCTTATCTCAAGGAGCCTATGGACAAATTCACAGACCCTCTCATTGAAAGCATCTCGTTATGTTTCGGAGCGCAGATTGGTAAGACGGAAGCTGAGCTTAATATGATTGGATATGCGTTACACCAAACTGCATCACCAGTTATGATGGTTTATCCGACGGATACTATTGCAAAATTTGCTAGCGATAAACGTGTGCAACCGATGATCAGGAGCGTAGAACCATTGGCAGATATGTATGACGAAGGCAGTAAGCTGCTGGAGTTAGACTTCGTTAATGGAAACTACATGGTGCTTGTTGGTGCGAATTCACCAAGCAGCTTATCAAGTCGGTCAATTAAGTACTTATTCTTCGATGAAATTGATAAGTATCCAGCTTTCTCCGGTAAGGAAGCGAATCCGATTAAGCTGGCTGAGGAACGTACCAAGACATTCGTTGATAAGAAGATTGTAAGAGTGTCAACTCCTACGATTGAAAGTGGCAATATTTGGCAGTCCTATATGGACGCAAATGAACGTAAGCAGTATTACGTGCCATGTCCGCATTGCGGGGTGTCGCAGACCCTCAAATTCAAACAGATAAAATGGCCGGAGGAACACCATGGCAATGCGGATATGATACGTGATACCGCATATTATGAGTGCGAACATTGTAAGCAACGTATTGATGATAAGCACAAGATGGATATGCTCCTGCAAGGTGAATGGCGTGCGGTGAATGAATCACAAGTCCGAGTTGTCCGCTCGGTTGCCTATCATATGTCATCCCTTTACTCTCCATGGGTTACCTTTGGCGATGTGGCATATGAGTTTGTTAAATCAAAGGATAAGCCAAGTGAGTTGATGAATTTTATCAACTCTGGATTAGCGGAGCCGTGGAAATCTGCGAAAACTAAAAGCACGCGGAACCTCGTGTTTACGCAATCGGAAGTTCCTCGAGGTATTGTGCCACAGCATGCACCACTACTTATCGCATCTGTCGATGTGCAGCAAGATCATTTCTGGTGGGAGGTTAGAGCCTACGCCCATGGTGTATCAAGCTACTTAGTCGATTATGGTCAAGCAAGTAGTTGGGCAGACTTAACCGAGATACTCATCGATAGAGAATATCCATCAGAGTATGGTGAGGCCCGTAAGATTGTGAGGGCCGGTATCGATAGTGGCTACCGAACAGATGAAGTATATCAGTACTGTGCGCAGTACCCAGAAGTATGCGTACCAGTTAAAGGTGATTCTTCGCACAGTCCTCTAGCGCCGCCTTATAAGATGAGCAGCATCGAGAAGGGCGTCATCGGAGGCATGAAGCTGTACGTAGTGAATACCGATTACTGGAAGGACTTTATATTTGCACGTATGGTACGTCCGGCTAATGAGCCTGGCACAATCCATTTATTTAAGGATTGCCCGGAGGAATATTCGGAACACCTCCGGTCGGAGGAAAAGCAAGAAATCCGAAATGTAAAGACCGGAGCAGTTACAGTGCAATGGAAACCATTAACCAGTCATCCAACAAATCACTTGTTGGATACGTGTGTATACAACGCCATGGTGGCGGACTCGGTAGGTGTTAAATACTTACCCGAATATAATCTGGATACCGATGAGGGGGACGAAGATACGGATGATGAAGACTTTAATGCAGATAGCCGAGGTTGGTTTAGTTAAGAAGGAGGTGAGACCATGAGCGCAAGAGAAGACTTGGAGCGTATTCGAACGATAATCGAGGAAATTGAGACGAATGGATACGCCGAGATGTCTGTAGGTGGTAAGCGATTTAAGACGCATGACCTGCCGACATTATATGCCCGTGAACGTGAGTTAATGTCTCGCGTTGATGATGAGGAAGGTAATAGCACGACATCCTACGTGTCATGGGAGCGACGATGAACATACTCGATAAGGTAATAGCATATTTCAATCCAGAGCGTGCTGCTCGTAGGGCATATTTCCGTAGTTCGCTTGAACGTGGGTATGATGCGGCGTCAACAGATCGATTAAGTGGAGACTGGATGCCCGTATTTGGTACGGCTGAACAGGTAGCATCGGGCCAACGTGATTTGATCCGTGGCCGCGCACGTGCAGCAGAACTTAATAGTGACCTCGCTGAAAGTGTTGTATTGGCATTACTACGAAACGTAGTAGGTACCGGTATAAAACCGCAGTGCAAAATCAAGACCCGCGCAGGAAAGCTGAATGAAAGACTCAATAAGAAAATTGAGGAGGCTTGGGCTGACTGGGTGGATAAAGAGAACGCGGATATTCGAGGAATATCTACGTTCTACGAATTGCAGGAAATGGCTCTACGCCGAATGGTCTATGACGGGGAAATCCTAATCAATATGACCTCCGAAGGTACAGATATCCCGCTATCCTTACAGCTTATCGAGGGCGAGAATATCGGAGCTGTATCGGTAAGCGAGAATGGCAACAGTATTGTTAATGGCGTAGAAGTTAATAAATACGGAAGACCAATAGCCTATCACGTATTCCAAACGGATCCGTTAGGAATACGGTCGTTTAACGAGGCAAGGCTGCCAAGTAATAGGGCTTTTCTATTACATAAGCCTCGCAGACCTAGTGAACTGCGCGGGGTTAGTATGTTAGCACTCGTATTAAAGCGTATTCACGACGTAGATGAATATATGGATGCTGACCTTATAGCGGCTCGTGTAGCCGCATGTTTCGGCGCGTTTGTAACAAGTAGTACGGGGAGTGCCCCGATGGTTGCGAATAAGATTGACAGTAAGGGCAAGAAAGTTCGTTCAATGGCGCCAGGGATTATCCAACATCTACGTGCAGGTGAATCAATTTCATTTGCGGAACCTAAGCGAAATGCAGGAACCGCATCGGAATACTCGGCGACACAAACAAGACGTATAGCGTCGGGCATGGGTCTAAGCGCGGACATAGTGACGCGCAATATTAGTGGTAACTTCTCCGCAGCTCGGCAGAATATGCTGGAGGACCAGCAATCATTCAAGCAGATGCAGCGTTTCATAATCGAGCATTTTTGTATGCCTGTATGGCGGGCTTTCATTGAAGCATGCTACCTGAAGGGTATTATCCCGGCCAATGATTATGCAGCGAACCCAAAACTTTATAAAAAAGTAGCGTGGTTAGCTCCAGGCTGGTCTTGGATTGACCCAGTTAAGGAAGTTAATGCTAACAAGGAAGCTATTAAGGCAGGACTCACAACGCTCGAGGACGTATGTAGTGCATCTGGTAAGGACTGGGAAGAAGTGCTTGAACAGCGGAAGCTGGAACAGGACCGCATTAAGGAATTGGGTGTTGCCCTTGATATGAATGGGGACATAACAAATCTAGCGGATGATAATACCACTGATATGAAAGGAGATGATAGCTAGTGGGGAAATTTGCAAAGCAGCTCTTAGGTAAATATGCCCGAGAGGCGCAAATTACAAATATCGAAGCGAACGATGATCGTACCGTAGAATTGTCATTTTCCTCTGAAGAGCCATATGAAAGATGGTTCGGAACAGAGATATTGTGTCATGACGACGGATGCATTAACCTAGACCGATTTAATAACGGTTTAGGCACAGTGTTATTCAATCATGATCGTGATGCCGTAGTCGGACACATCGAGAATGTGTGGATTGAAGACAATCGTGGCAAAGCGATTGTTCGATTTGATGAAGACGATGAATCCGAAAAGATTTATCAAAAGGTGTTAAAAGGCACGCTACAGGGCGTGAGTGTCGGATATTCCATAAGCCGATACGAGGAATTAATTGATTCCGATTCTAAAAGCTCCAATGGTCGGTTTACTGGCCCAGCGTATGTAATAACAGACTGGGAGCCGTTGGAAATTAGTATTGTGTCCGTCCCTGCGGACCCAAGTGTAGGGGTAGGCAGAAGTGTAGATGATAATGAGGAGGAACCTATGAAAGGTGATGCAAAAGCAAAAGGCACTGAGCAAAACGTGCCACAAGTAGTACCGGAAGTACCAGAGTCCGGAGTTAAAGGTTTTAATGCAGATGATGCTAAAAAGTTGATTGCGGCAGAACGTGAACGCGTATCTACAATCACAAGTTTGTGCCGTGACTTTGAAGTTGATGGTGTAGATGAATTCATCAAATCTGGCAAATCTGTTGCCGAAGTTCGTGAGGCTGTAATGGATGCGTTGCGTGAACGCAATAAACCAGTATCTGTTAAAGTCGGCGAAGCAGATTCTGATAAGTTCCGCATGGCTATGCAGGACGCTTTGATGATGTCTATTGGCATCCCCGTTGCAAATCCTGCACCAGGCGCGAATGAACTTCGTTCTATGTCCTTGATGGAATTAGCACGTGAGTCTATAGTTCGTGAAGGTCTAACTGTTAATTACTCCGATCGATTGGAATTAGCTCGTGAAGCTATCAACTCCACATCCTCTTTCCCAATCGCGTTGTCTAATGTAGCAAATAAAGCCTTGATGCAAGGTTATGAAACAGCACCATCTACATTTGCAACTTGGGCGGGGAAAGGCAGTAATCGTGACTTCAAACCTGCAAAACGTTTTTTACTTTCCGAAGCAGCTGAATTGAAACTTGTCCCTGAGGGCGGACAATTCAAGGATTCCCAAATGAGCGAAGCAGGTACGAATGTTAGTGTATTGACATTTGGACGTACGTTCAGCTTAACACGACAAGCTATTATTAATGACGATTTGGGTGTATTTAACGATATTTCTTCTAAATTCGGTCGTGCAGCAAAAAATAAAATCAATAACATGGTATATGACCTTTTAAGCGGCAATACTGTGTTAGAAGACGGAAAGGCCTTATTTAGTGCAGACCGTAAGAACTTGGCAACTACAGGCTCCGAGTTAAGTGTTGTATCTTTAACTGCAGGTGTAGCGGCTATGCGTCGTCAAAAACATATTGGTGAAAATCGCAATTTGAATATCTCACCTACATATTTGATTGTTCCACCTGAGCTCGAAGCATTAGCATATCAAGTAGTTAAATCTGTGGTAGACCCTGCTCGTAGCAATGATACAGTCAACCCATTCAGTGGTCGATTCACTATCGTCGTAGATGCGGCATTAACGGATCCGCATGCTTGGTATTTGGCATCTCGTCCTACAGATGTTCAAACTATCGAAGTAACGTACTTAAATGGTGTTGAAACGCCTCGAATCGAATCACAAACGGGCTTCAAGGTTGACGGCATCGAGTACAAAGTAGCAATCGATTGCAACGCAACAGCAATCGACTTCCGCGGCTTGTACAAAAATCCTGGTAAATAATTAGTAA